GTCGCGGCATCAAAGTGTCTCTTGAATGTCAAGTGTTCCAACTCTCGCAGTCTCAAATGGACCGTAGAATCGAAAGCGCTATAATCAGTCTCAGCATACCAATTATACTTCCCCAGCAACAGCGCCTTAAGGCGCTCAAGCCGGAGGGGCAGAGTCAGCCCTTTCACCAGAAATGGCAGCTGACCCAACCTCAACTCCAGCCCCAAGAACGTCGGCCCCAACATTGCCAACATCCAATCCTCCATCGGGCTTATCATCCGCGCCGCTTTGTACATTGGTTCCACCTTCGTGAATGCCCTCACATAATGTACTGGCGCCTCCCCCTGTCTTAACCACCTGATTATCACCTCCCGATTTTCGGGGTGCAACTCCCACCGTAGTACTTCCGCCAGCTGCTTTCGATGCAGCTTCTCCAGTTTCCTTAACGGCCTGCCGAAGTTTGCGCTTTGTGCGTTTACCATTGCCGTCACCAGCTTCCTTCGCTGGCCCGGTTTCCTTTTTGCTAACCACGACTGTGCCAGCAGGTTTTCCTGCCACGGCGTCGCCGCTGTCAGCAGCAAGGGGCTTGTCTTTGGGTTGTGGCGTTCCAGGCAATTGACCCTTCTTTGCTGATCCAACACTTCCAACACTGGATCCTGCAACCGATCCAGCTTTTCCCACACCCGAGCCGCGTACGCTTTCATCTTTAATCTGACGCTGGACCACTCGGCTGTCACCCGTGGCCTTTGCGGCAGAACCCGCTTTTTCAGGCTTATCTCCGCATTCTGGCCTGCAGGGAGTCCCGTCAGATCTGGTAGCAACGCTGGGCTTGTCACCACTGGATCCATCAGGGCCATCCCCGGCCGTCTGAGAGAAATTGCCCGTAGCGGTCGATGTACTTACGGGTATCGCCCTGTAGCTTACCGCCACACGGTGGCCTCCATGAGTTTGTTTCCGTACGAACGACATGAGGCGTAACATCAGCCGCGTCTTGAACCCGTTAACAATACCGGGTCCCGAATACACGACGTCTGTGTACGCCAAGTGGGATCGCAGCAAAACCGCCACGTTCACGCACGTCTCAATACGCTCTGAGGCTATCTTAGCCTGCATTAGCCTTTGCCGTGCAGCGAAGTGGAAGTCGCTCGTAAATGGAATGTTGGATGCACAAGCCAAAGCAGCATCAAACTCAGCCTGCTTCAGCCTGTTAGCCATAACCCCCGCATCGGTGACAACCTTTGTCTGAGCACCAATAGCTTTTCCCTCACTATCAACAATGAGTGTCTCGCCATTAATGATCGCATCGGGGAAAATATCACGAAGCTGCGCATCCGGGTGCTCGGTGATGTATTCGCAAGCGATCCACAACTGCTCATACCCCTGGTCCTCAACCTTCATAACGCTGCCGTCACTATCCAGCAAGCGAACGTTAGTCTTTACCTTTTGGAACAGGAAAGTATGGCCATCATGGGCCGCGGTAAACTTATCCCTATTTAGCATGCTTATGTTAGGTTGGGCATATGTGTCCCCTCCAACAACATCCTCACGCAAAGTGGTCCCATCGCATCGCAACCGCGATTCAACCTTGTCAGCAAGGCCTTCCTGATCCCTAAAAGGATTAGTGATGGTCTTAGCATCATCAGCGGCCATAACAGGCCGCAAGTTGAAAATAACCCGCGATTTACCTGACAACACCGTGGCCATCTGCTTGGCCGTGAGATACCAAGCAGAATCCCACATCATGACAGGCGCATCACCCAGGTTATGAACCATAGTGACGGCCTCATCATAAGTTTTGCAGGCGATGGCACTCCCAATGTCACGTGCGTTATAGCCTGTAACGACTTGGTAGTGCTTCCACTTGTGCTTGCCAGATACGAAGTTGATGGGCCCGCCGAATAAGTTAACACAAGTTTTCTCATCAGCCAAGCCCTCCAAAGTACGCGAGGTAGCTGCACGAAGCTGCTTCCTACGTTCTTCGAGATATGGATGTCCTTTCCCTGAATGTGCCAACACGTCCGCGCGAGTGATATCAGCGTTAACGACTACGGCGTCGGGCAGGGTAAAGGATGTTCTGCTCTTGGCGGGGAAAAGATAATACCACAGCCAAGTCGTCACAGCCACCGCACCAACAGCTACACTTCCAAACCCAACAAACAGAAGAGCCACAACGTTGTTGTAAATCCACACAATTAAATGTGTCCATGTGTGGACATTCGTGTACGTTCGGCATCGGCACGCGTACGTCGTCCAGGGCTCGCTCGGGTAGACGAGCTCCCATGACATACGATCGTGTCTAGCCCACACGTTGCACTTGCTCGATTGCATGGTGAGTGAAGAAAATAGCCATTGATCCGGCACAATCGCAAACTGCGACAGCAGATCGGCCCAAGAAGAGTCCGCGACTTGTAGCAAACATTTAAACCAGTCACGTCTCATGCACCCTTCTTGAGTTGAGTCCGGTTGCCAAAGCACCCGGTGTAAAGCACAGGTCGTCTCAGCCTTCGCAAGGCTATCACTTGATGGATAATACCTCGGCACGAAACGATATCCTGCGGTGGCCAACACCCCTGCGATAAGGGCGAAGGCCACCAAAGCCTTGACACAAAACTGAGCCAACATTCTTGTTCTAGAGCCCAGCTTGCGCCAAGG